GTGTACAATGTTGCGATTTTGAAGAAGTTATTGCAAAACATGCAAATGATTTCATCTTTTTAGATCCGCCTTATTATTTGGAGGGAGATAGTAAAATGTTTAAGGGAATGTATCCTAATTGCAATTTTGCGATTCATCATAACAATTTTAATCATAAAAAAATGTGCGACTTGCTAAAAAATCACAAGGGTGGATTCTTAATTACGTATAACAATTGCTCAACCATTCGAGAGTGGTATAAAGATTATAAATTTGAATATCCTGAATGGCAATATACTTATGGACAAGGCGAAACCCGTATAGGAAAAAATAGAAAAGATTCAGAAAAACCTACACCAGATAATATTAAAGACTCTCATGAAATATTTATTATTTGTTGGCCTCAGTAACAAAATGCGTCTGTTATATATTTAATACCATGTTTTTTATTCATGAGTAGATCTATAAAATCTATTCCTTTTCCGCCATTTAATCCCAAAAAGTAACTTTTATGCGTAGGTCTATATTCATATGTTAAATATTGTCGTTTTCCTTTTTTTGAATCATCTACAAAATCGCCCTTAATGCGTCCTGATTTTAATATTCTCCATTCGCATTTGTTACATATATATTGTACAATATCATCCATATTAAAGAAAACCCAATATTGTTTTGCGTATTTATATACTAATAAATTTGCTGGTCGTTTGCTATTTATTTTTTTTAAATAAATATTAAATACATTTGCCATATATTGTTTATTTTGTAATTCGTTTATTGTTACATGTTCTAATTCTGGTATGCTTCCTAGTGTAAATTGAATATTGTTGCCGCTTTTGTTTGAAACATTGTTTCCATTCATTTTTAATTCTTCGCACAATTTGGCATATATTGCGTGGGTTTTGTCGATAGTTGTATCGGAAGTCGCGCCATACTCAGTGTCGGCATTTATTTCGATCGGGTTGTATTGTTTTATAAAGTCTTTTTCTCGTTTGTGGCCAGTTATTTTCTTTTCCTTACCTACTTTCTTGCAAGACTCGATCCGTTTGATATTTCCTTGTGTAGCCATTATAATTTTATTGTTTATTTTTTTGTTTATTTTTTTTCAATTTTTAATTCTATAAAATTTTTCTTGAAAAAAAAATTCAAAATATTTTATAAAAATTCCTAGAATAAAAAAATGGATCACTCCCTCCCTCAAATATTCTTTTTCGGTAAGTCTAAAAAAGTAGAATTATGATGCCAATTTTCAAAGTAGAGAATAAAAATAATCAATATAACATGCTTTAAAATTTGCGAGAGAGAATAAAAAGAATGGAAAGAATAAAAAAAAGTATTCTCTGTTTTACGATGTATCGCGACGCACTTGTTATGGTGTGGCACCGATGATCGAAAATCCCAAAAAAAACAAAAAGTAAGTCCAAAGTAAACCTCTGGTAAGTCTAAAGTAAGCCAAAAGTAAGTCTTTTTCGAAAAAAAATAAATTTTATGAAAATAGTTTTGCAATATTGCGCACCATTTTGCATGTCATTTTGTTGATCATTGTGAAAATATTCAAAAAAATAAAATATTTCAGAGAATAAATTTTGTAAATACAATATGACTATACCATACTACGTGCTAAATTTATAATTTATTGTCTAAAAATACGAAAAAAATAAAAAATATTCTCAAAAAGTAAGTCGTTGATTTTTTCATAGATTTTTACCATTATTAATTATTTCACACCATATTACATGCTAAAATAAAAAGTATCATGAAAAATATTAAAAAATTTAAAAATTTATTTTTTTAAAAAGTAAGTCTTTTTTTTAAAAAGTATTCTTTCTTTTTATTATTTTTAAAATATATATTTTGCACCATTTTGCATGACAATAGTATTTTCATGCTGAACTATATTACAAAAAGAATCAAGATTTAAAAGAATAAAATTATACTATATAATGAAACATTATAATTGTAAATATTGTTTATTTACAACTCATCTTAAATCAAATTATACACGACATATGGAATCAATGCAACATTTATTAAACTATGAAAGTAAATTTAATGAGATGCATACACGTGATCAACAGACTAGTTTTGAATGCAAGTATTGTGGTAAATTATATAAACATAAACAATCTGTATCAAAACATATAAAATATTCATGCACAAAGAATAAAGATGAAGATTTAAAAGAATTAGTTAGATTATTAAATAATCAAATTGATAATCAAAATAAACAATTTGAATTACAACGCAAAGATTTTCAAACACAAATACAAAATCAATCCAAACAAATTGAAAAATTAATGGGTAAGTTAGAGATAAATGGATCATTTAATACGACAAATATACAGAATAATATACAGCTTTTGGCATACAAAGATACAGATATTACGCATTTAACAGAAAAAGATTATTCTCAATGCATAAAAAAAGTAAATTATTGTGTAATGAAATTAATAGAAAAGATTCACTTCAATCCTAATAAGCCAGAGAATATGAATATTTATATTTCTAATATGAAAGATAAATATTTAATGGTATATGATGGTGCTAATTGGAATTTAGCAAATAAGAGAGAAGAGCTTGACAAATTGTATGAAGAAAAGGAAATATTATTAGAAGAGTGGCTTGAACAAAATGAAGATAAAGAAATGAAAGACAAGTTTTTAAAATATTTAAACAATAAAGAAGCGGATGAATGTACAAACCGGATTAAAGATGAAATTAAACTAATGATGTATAACAAAAAACAGATTATAGAATAATATATATATGTATATTATATAATGTCAATTAATGTATGTTCTAAACCAAATATTATAGAGTCTGATGGTAAGATAGATTTAATTGGTACAGAGTTTAAGTTTGTACCATATAATCCTTCATTACCCCAAGCTATTCTAACACAATCAATTGATATAATGAAATACTTACGTTTAGGGGATATATGCAAAGATGCTAAATCATTGCATACAGGAGGGTTATATGCAAATGATGGTAAACTAATAGTAGAGGCATTATATGCCACATTTGGGATTAGTACGGATGCGGCCGGCTCTGTTCCAAGCTTATCATATTGCATGAACAGAGCAAAGAATTATGAAGAAAGACTATTAAACTCTAGTAAAACTAAAATTAATGAAGAAGAATTTGAAGAATTACGAAAAAATGAAAATAACCTTTTTAATAAAGTATATATTGATTGTGGTCCAACCATTAGTGCTGACAAAGACCACCACGTAATGAATATAGCTGGATTACTTGATCCTCATACATTTACTTATGGAAGATATATAAATGATAAAACTCATATAACAAATGATATTTTAACCACAATTGGATTAACTACTGATTCAACAGATTCAACAGATCAAATAAGGTTTAATGCAAGTATTCCTATTTCAGGTGGAACAAAATTATCAGAACTCGATCTTACAACAACTCCAAATGTTGGTTTTGATATATATAAAATATTGAATAATGAATTAACTAATGGTCCAGGAATATATTCAAAATTTACTAATGCAGCTAATGCTAAAAAAAATAAATTGCTTTTTTCTTCGCCGATTATGACAGAAAAATTAATGCATATTTTACTTAGTAAAGAAATGGGAGATACTGGACAAGTACTTTTTATTAATGCAAGATTAAATGCAAATCCAACTGAAATATTGGAATCTGTATTAATGACATGTGATTTAGCTGTATTTATATCTTCACTCGAATTAAATGTACCAGCAATTGCTAGAATTGGCCCAAACAGATTTTATTTTTCTCCACCTAAAATTGTTCATAGTCAATCTACAGCAAGAGTGTCAATTGATAAGGTGTATACTAAGATACGTAAAGAAATTAGATACAATATAGATTTATTAAGTATATTAGAATCATTAACAGATGCTAAATTATTTTATACATGGTATGATAAAACATACTCAAAAATGAAAACTGATTCAAATACTAAAATTAAAAATTCAACATACATACGTGTTATGTGTGGACTTAATTATTTGAACGCATGTTTATTATTATTATTAGATGCATTTGAGAATTTATACAAAAAAATTTTAATAATTATTGAAAAATTACCAAAATCAATACCTGCAACGCCTAAACCAATCGATTTTCAAATAAGCAATGATTTAGAAACACAATATAAATCTGCATTAAAAGAATTTCACTGCTTACCAATTATGATTATAGAAGGACGCATTCATTTAAGGACCTCCGCAATATTACCAAACTCTAAAAATGTTTATGATAAAAAAAAACATTTTTTTGATTTAGTACCAGAAATATCAGATGCTTTTGACACGATTGACCATTTAAAAAAAAATGTTATGTGCCGTGATGCTGAAATACAAGAAAATGAAGCCAATATAAAAAAAATACAATTAGAAATTAACATGTTTGAAGATACCCATAATATAGACTCATTAACTAAAACAGACCAAGAGTTGTATGATGCTAAAATTACTTTATTAGATGATACTACTGAAAATCTTAATACATTACAAACAAATTATATTAATACAAAAACAGAATATAATATAGTAAGCTACTTACATTCAAATGAATTGAAACATAATCATTGGTTTACAGATTTATGCACGAAACCAATTTATGATGAAAAAAATGATACTGGATACTTAATACCATTAGAAATGCTTTATGAAAATAACTCATCATACGAATCATTTGTAGGATACTCCTCTTCCGTAATACCATATACAAATAATGGTATGTTTCAAAAATTAAATTTTTATGAAATTGGCATAAATATATACACACAATATTCACAAAAAAGACCGCCTATTGAAATTAAAAATTTGTATGATGCTGAACGTATGAAAAATGATAATAAAGATATGAGAGCATATGATAAAAATCTTACTGAATATATAACATTTATGAAAAAAGAAGTTTATACAAAAATTAATGAATTTATAAGATCAAACATGGTTACAGAGCCGATAAGTACATCATTATATTTTATAGAGAAAAACGTCAAATCTAAGATACGAGAAAGGGCAGATGCTGCAGAGAAAGAAGCAATGGATGCAGAATCTAAAGGTGAAGCGACAGCGGTTAAGCTGCGGGATAGGGCGAACGGACTGAAGAAGCAAGCTAATAATGATGATGAGATTATGAGACAGGCAGAATTGGAGAAAGAAGCTAAAGCAATTTTGGATGCAGCGAAGAAAGCTGTATCGACAGCAAAGAGGGCTGAGACGGCCGCGACGAAGGCGGAGACGGCTGCAATGGAGGAAGAAACTAAAGGTGGTGCGAAAGCGGGTCAGTTGCGGGAAATAGCGATTGAGAAGAGAGAAGTTGCAGTTCAGAAGCGGGCGATAGCAAATATGTTTCTATTGGAAGCAAGAAGGGGTGCGGATGCGGGAGAGGAAGGAGGGGGGGCAGCGGCTATGGGTGGATCATATAATAAATATTCACAAGAAGATAGTATTATTACTAATTTTAAAAAAATTAGTAAACATTATAAATCAAGAGATGACATTATGAACATTGATATATATGACATAGATGGTTATAAAAATATTATACGAAATTATATATATATTGCATTTTTATCATTAACACATGCATTCAATATAAAAATATATGATGAACTTAGTACATTAGTTAAATTAGAAAAAATATATAATAAAATTTCAATGTTTGATTTATTTTATGAATTTGAATATATTAATGTAATTAATATTACTAATATATGTTTTATGTTTACATTAAATGAATTATATAATGGACAAAAGATTCAATTAAATAAAATTATAAAATCCTATGCAAATTATTATAAAAGATTAATGGATAATATAGTTGTAATAACTATTAAAAAC